AAATGGAACCCCAACGGGAGCCTATACTGTCGACCCAGACACGGGGATAATAACCTTCACGAGCCCTCCTGGTGCAGGGGTTGTCATAACAGCCGATCTAAACTACTACTATCGTGTTCGGTTTGTCGACGATGGGCAGGATTTTGAGGAATTTTTTCACAACTTCTGGGAAGTCAAGCAGCTGAAGATGGTCTCGGTGGTGCCCTAAAATGAAGCCTGCAATTAGCGCTGTTACGACGCTGCTGAATAACTGGAAGCCGACATCTCAAATCGCTGTTGCGGACCTCTATACATTTACCCTTTCGACTGGCGAGGTCTTGAGATATTCGGGATACCAAACTGCCCTGAGCGCCCCCGCCCCAAACACGACCACTCCGCCACTTTCCTTTCTTCTAGGTCCTGGCTTCAACCGAACGAAAACTAAGACGATCATCGGCACCCAGGTCGATCAGATTGAGATTGACATTTACGCGGGAACTTCGGACCTAATTGGAACCTTGACTTGGCAAAGCGCCTTCCATGCGGGACTTTTTGACGGGGCTATTTGTGAGGTCGATCGGGCGTTTATGTCCCCGCCAGGGACCGTAATTGGAACAATAACTTGGTTCTATGGGCGAGTGGCGGATGTTGAAATTGGTCGAACCCAGATGAAGCTGAAGGTGGCGAGCCTGCTGGACCTCTTAACCATTCAAATGCCCCGGCGGCTTTATCAATCTGGTTGTACTTTTGTTTTCGGCAAAACCATGTGCGGGTATGATCGGGTCAATGGTCTTAATGCTCTCGGCGCGAGTACGGGAATTGGACAGGTCAGTATCACGGCCCAAAGCGGATCGGACCAGAACTCTATTACAACGACGTTTGTCCCCGCGCCACCGACAGCTTATAACCAAGGTTCGATTATTGGAACCACGGGGCTCAATACTGGTTACACGAGAACAATCGGCAAGATCGACGCCGGAGTCATATACTTCCTCAAGCCGTGGTTCTTCCCGGTTGCGGTGGGGAATGGGTTTCATCTTCGTCCAGGGTGCGATCACACACTGCCGACCTGTACCAACACATTTGTAAATGATGCACGGTATGGCGGGTTTCCCTACATCCCACCCCCGGAAACTGCAATATGACCTTGCGTGAAGCAGTTATAGCGGAGGCCGAGACCTGGCTAGGCACACCCTATCATCATATGGGACGCATAAAGGGTGCGGGAGTTGATTGTTTGACCTTTCTTGCAGAAGTTTTTGCGGCAGCGGGGGTTATTGAGCATGTGAAGGAAATTCCCTTCTACCGGCTTGATTTCATGCGTCATCAGGACAATGAGTCGTATCTTGATGCCCTTCTTGAGCGAGGACATGAGATTGAAATTCCTCTCCCTGCTGATGTAGTTCTGTATAAATGGGGGCGGGTCTTCTCTCATGGGGGAATTGTTGTTGAGTGGCCATGGATTATTCATGCCTCGCCTAGTCACCACGGCGTCGTCCGGGCGAATGGAACTCAAGGTCGCCTAGCGGGCCACGAGATGAAATTTATTTCTCCTTTTGAGTCGCCCTGATGCCCAGTATCTTCAAACCGCAGAAACCCTTTAGCCAGACTAATGCCTGGCAACACCAGAACCTGAATTCGCTTCAATATAATACCTCTATTGCTGGGTCGGTTATCGCGCTGATTTATGGAAAGACCCGCCAATCGGTGAACCTGATTGGGTTTGGGGATTATCGTGGACCGAGCGGAAAGAAAGGGAAAAGTGGTCCGCTTCCAATCACTGGAACCCATCAAAATGCGAAAGGCGGAAAGGGCGGCGGAGGAAGCAAAAAGGGTGCGGGAGGAAAGAAAAGTCAAGACTTCTCAATCGACGTTTCGTTTGGTGTTTGTCAGGGGCCGGCAGATATTGCGGCCCATAACTTTGTCTGGGTGAGCGCTGGAGTTGCGTTCTTCCAGTCCGTTGGACTAAACCTCTACACTGGCGCTGATGGTCAAGCGCCCGACCCAGTTATGTCTGGCCTTGGACAAGTCGTTGGGTATTCGGGAACTCTATATGTCACTGGCACTCCGATGGACCTTGGGTCCTCTCCAGTTATTCCGAATATCAGCTTTGAAGTAACCGGCTTCTTGAGTGGAACGGGCGGAACGCAGTTCACGGTCGATGCCGATCCGTCTCAGGTCGTTGTGGACTTCCTGACGAATGATAGGTATGGAGCGGATTTCCCCCTTGCGAACATCGCGTCAGACATCCAGACGATTTATGGCGACTATTGTGTTGCGGCCCAGCTTCCAATCTCTGTTGCGCTTCAAGTCCAGACTCAGGCGCACGAATGGCTTTCAGGACTTGCGAAACTTACTAACTCTGCCATAGTCTGGTCTGGAAACCTCCTGAAGATAATTCCCTATGGCGACCTTCCACTCGCGGCTGGTAGCGTTAGCTGGACCCCAAATATGGTCCCGGAATACAGCCTGACTGATGATGATTTCCTTCCGTGGAGCCCACACCTCGACATAAATGCGCCACAGGAAGGTCAAGAGGACCCAGTTCTAATAACCCGAACCAATCCAGCCGATGCAGTTAACTGGTTGACTATAGAATATATTGACCGGGATAACTTCTATAATCCAACAATAATCGCGGTCTTTGACCAGAGTACGATTGACCAATATGGGCTTCGCAGCGGGGAGAACCTTCAGGGACACCTTTTCGCGAACGCGATTTCGGCGCAAATCTCTGCCCAGCTCTGGCTTCAGCGGCTCCTTTATGTCCGGAACCTCTATAAGTGGCAGTGTGGGTGGAGCAAGTCGCTGCTAGAACCGATGGATATTGTGTTGTTGACCGATACTCGAAGCGGACTCAATGCGCAGCCAGTTCGTATAACCTCTATCGAGGAAAATGAGAACGGAGATTTGACCTTCGAGGGCGAGGAAATCTCGATTGGGACCTCCGCGCCACCACCTACTCCGCCAGCGATCGCTGTAGTCGACAGCATCACCTGGGCCGTGGACAACTCTGATACCATAACTAGTGACGGCAGCCAACCTATACCGGGCTCTCCGGCGGTCGGCATTACCACGATGATAAATAACACCCTTATCATTGCGGCAATGAGCAGCGACCGGGGAACGACGCCCATTGCTCCGGTTAGCTCGGTCTCAAGCACGAGCGGGTTAACATGGTCCAAGCTCGATGGTGTTACGAGTGTCATGCCGGGATTTCCAAACCATTTGAATGTCGAAGTCTGGGTCGCCGTTGCGCCGACTCCAGTAACTAATGAATACATAACCTTCCATCTACCTGCTGTAGTCCCAGCAAACCGCGGTCTGGCTATCGCAGTTGAGGGAGTTAGCACGGGGAGCTTTACGCTCGATGGCGCGGTGCTGGACAATACTGTTAGCGCTGCTGGAAGCGGAAAACCTACAGTTACAATGACGACGACGAATGCGCATGACATCCTGATCTATGTTTCGGCGATCAATGGAAATGATGACCTTGCCGGCATACCTATACCGGCGGGATTTACCTACGGTGCGGGACTGAAGAACTTCTACATGCTCTTTGGCGGGGGTCTCCGGCTAGGATACGAGATCGTAACCAGTACACAGACTGGGCTCGTTCTAACGTCGGCTGTCGGAACCAATATCCCCGGAATCTGCATCGCCTTTGCGCTAGAGGGTATATAAAGATGGCACTCTCAGCGGTCAATCCCAGCGGCGTCGGCACGGCCTTTCAATATCCGACCCAGACAACTGCGGGGTTGGGAATCACCGCCCAGCTAAATGCGGTGCCGGGGCCGGTCAACGCCCCAATAATCTTCGAGCCGGGACCAGAATTAACTAATGACGAAACACAAGTTTTCATGATCGTCACGGGCGCTTTTCCTAATTGGGGTGGGTGTGTAGTCAATCTCTCCCTCGATAACACCACCTTCGGTGTTGTTGGAACTATTCTTAGTGGTGGAGTTCAAGGAGTTCTAACTGCGACCTTCCCCTCGGGTTCCGACCCGGATACCGTTAATACGCTCTCGGTCGATATAACGATGAGCAACCAACAAATCATTGCGGGAACAACCGCCGATGCAGATAAGGGCGTTACGCTCGCCTATGTCGATGGCGAGCTTATTACATATACCGCAGCAACTTTGACTAGTGCATTTAATTATGATCTCGACACCTATATCCGACGAGGGTTTTATGGATCGACGATCGGCAGCCATGCTGCCGGAACCCAATTTGGGCTTATCGGTGCGGCGACATTTCAAGAGAATTTCCTAAGCCATTTGATTGGAACTACAGTTTATTTCAAGTTCCAATCCTTCAATACTCTTGGTGGGCAGATCGAGGACATTGGCGCTGTTACGTCTTATTCATATACCTTACTCGGGTCGGGTATTGTGCCGCAAGGTACAACGGCATATGTTTACAATGTTCCTGTAACCGGCGCAACGATAACGCTATCTTTTGGCGACACTACGTTAATAATCAACCCGGCTACCCAACTTGCTACGCTAACGGTTGTTCTTCCGCCCGATGCTGTAGATGGACAGGTTGTTAGAATGTCCACCTCTCATGCAATTGTTGCGATTACAATAAGCCCGGCTGCTGGAGATACAGTCTCGGGCGGTGGCCCCTTTAC